CAGTTCTGCCTGCTTGTATGTTGCCATTATTTTCTCCTTTCTGGCATGAAAAAAGCACCTCGGGTGAGATGCTTTTTGTGGTATTCGGTTTTACTTCTCAAAATACCGCACATTTTGAGAAGCTTTGAAAATATTTTTACGGCATAATTGTAGATGCCACAGCGGTTACAAGGGCTTCAAATCCAGTGCCTAAAACAGGCTTGATCTTGGAAAGCACAGATTCATCTTTCAAAAAGTCACGCCCTTTTTTGGTGATCTTGATATTCCCGACTTGCAGCACCTGTTCCATGTCTTTTGCACCAACAAAACGCAAGCCGCCAATATACTCGTCTTCGATCAACTCCTGCATGATCGCAAGCCAGTATGCCTTTGGAATGTCAAACATCTTACAATTCCACATGATGTCTGCCAAATCCGGCGTTTTCCCAGTCTTCATGCACTCGTACAAATACCGGAGGATTTTGTACATGATAACTTCCATGTCGTTTTTTGCCACGGTATCACCTCAAAACTCCACATTTTCAATGCTGTCAAAAATATCCTCTAGTGATTTCCCATCAAAAATAGGACATTTCATAACTTCATCGACACTGTGCACTTTTTCAAGCTCATTTCCACACCAAATATCAAACTCGTTTTTACCAAGTGGATCAATCCCACATGGTTTCTTGTTGAAATCAAATAAAATATGAGATGCTAAAGAGCCAACACGTACTCTGAAATCATCTATTGTCATAGTATATCACCATTTTCTTCTCTTTCAAGATCTGTCAGGTCTCTAGTAGGTCTGCCTATTAAATTCCCTTCGCTATCGTATATATAGTCATGTGCGTGTTCTCCGCTTTTCCCAAATGGATGCTGTTTTGGCTTTCCGTGATTGTTATTTGTGATCTGTTTTGTTTGCATTCCATTTTCATTGTAATAGTTACGCTCTATTCCACCTTTTGAGGAAACTTTTTGCGTGATGCTGTTTGGCTTCCACATGAGTGATGTTCGCTCAACAATTTCCACCTCTGTTCCATTTGCGTTCTTCGTTGTACCTATTATACCACTATCCGCCTCAGAAGTCAACGCCTTTCCGCCGATTTTCTCCGCCCGATACGTCTTTCCCGTACCACCGTTATCCTTTGGCGTAGGCGGTGTGACTTCCACAGCGTGTCCAGCAGAAATACCCTCCGTGTGTGCCTTTGCCTTAGCCGCTTTCGGTTTCGGTGCTGGCGGCACAGCGGCGGGCTTTCCTGCCGGCGGTGCAGGTGCATCGTACACTTTCAGCCGGCGGTAATCCATTCGCAGCACGTCCGGATTTTCCTTAACCAGGCTGTTCAGCCGCTTTCGCCATGCCTGTTCCTGTGCGGCATACTTGGCGGCGTTCTCCGGATCGATTGCACCCAGTTTCAGCCGCTTGTACTTCCGCACATTCCGTTCGCAGTACCGCTGCTGCTGTTCCAGATCGTACCGCCGGTTTGCCTCGTCGATCTCCTCCTGTGTCATTTCCCTGGGCGGCTGGTTGATGCCCTCGAACCATGTATGCACGCCGTTCTTGCAGTTGGGGTGCAACGCTCCGCCGGCAATGGCAGTGCTGAGCAGCGGATATTTCCCGTCCTTGGGTACCGGCACGGAGCCGTACACATCATCGTAGTACACCTTGCCCTGCCACGGAATGCACTTGGGACAGGCAGAACCGTGTGCAGACAGTTTCACGGTGCAGATGCCCCACTCATCACGCTTGGCAGCCTCTCCTTGGATATTCGCCCGCAGATTTGCCGTCCGCAGTGCCATTTCCGCATAGCTGGCGATATTCACATACCGCCCGTCCTTGTACCGGATATTCCGGATACCCTGTGCCAGAAAGTCCTGTGCCGCAGCATCGACCGCCTGCCCAAGCGACTTGCCGCCCATGTTGAATTGTGCCGCCGACCGGAAAATGATCTGCCGGTAGATGTCGTCCTGATACCGGAGAATGCTGCTGACTGCCTTGTGCATCTCGCCCTGTGTGGCTTTCACAAGAGCGTTCAGCTTGCGTTCGTTGACGGTGAAAAAGCCGGTGCCGATCTCTCCGGCAGTTCCGGCTGCGGCAAGGTAGCCCTGTCGGATCGCTTTCAGAATGCAGATCTCCTCCTGCTGCTTTCCGGTTTCGTAGGACTGGCGGATCATGTCCTCGATCTGCTGGGGAATGGTGCTGATATAGCCGCCGATGATGTGCCGGTTCTGAGCACGGTATCTAGCAATGCTGTTCAGCTTTTCTGCCTGCCACTGTGCCCAGTCAAAGCCCTCGGCATCTTCCTCTTTCAGATGCCGCTGCAAGTTCCGTTTCATGGACTGGATCAGTTCTTCTTCCATTTTCCGGAGTGCCTCTGCAATGTCATAGTTCATGCGATGCCTGCCCAGTCGTCAGAGGACACCGCAGGTTCTTCCATATCCACAATGCCTTGCTCTGTCCGGATACGCTCCGCCTCTGCCGCTTTCCATGTGTCGGACTTGGTGCTGCCGTACAATTCGTCCAGACCTGCTTCAATGCTCATGATGCCGCCCTGCTTGGCTTTCGCCACGGTTTCCACCTGCGATTCAAAGGACGGGTTGGCATACTCGCCGAAAGTGACCGATGCACGGACTTCCTCGGCAGGCTGTCCGTTCGCCGTCTGATACGCATAGAATACGTCTGTAATCAGTTTCGGCAGCACTCGCTGCAAGGCGTTCACAATGTCCTGCCGTGTGTACAGCGTGGTTTTCTCTTTCTCCCGCTGTGCTTCGGCGTTGTCCAGTTTCTTCACGTCAATGCCCAGCGTAGACGGACTGACGATACCTTGCAGACAAAGGTCCAGTGCGGTGATGTAGGTGGCAAGGTAGCTGTCGTGGGGGATCTCCGCCTGTTCCACGGTGATCTTGTTCTGTGCGGATTCGGCAATGTCGTTTCCGGTCATGAGAAAGCGATTGTCAAAGGCGTTGGACTTTTGCAGCACGCCGTTTTCGTCCCGTGGAATCAGGCACTCCGGAATGTATGTACGGGAACGGCCGCTGCGGAGTGCGTCCACCCACTGGCTCCACGCCTCGTCCAGTGCGTCGAAGTTATCCCGTTTGGCATCGAAGATGCTCTGTCCTCTGCCTTCGTGCCGGTTGGAATGATAGAAACTGAGATACTCTGCCAGCATAAAATCTCCGTCCCACCGGACAGGCTGCAAGCCGGCTGTCTGGGGGATGGCGTGGAGATCACGGGGATTGCCGTATGCGTCAAAGAGTGCATACGTCACATAGCCCCTGCCGTAGTGTTCGTGCAGCGTGTAGTTCCTGCCGCTGTCGTCGGCGTATGGCGTGCGGAAGACGATCTCGTGTACTCTGCCGGACTGCCGCCGGAGTTCCACACAATCTGCCCCGTAAAATTCCAGAATGGGAAAGTGGCTCACCTGGGGGTGCAGGCTGATCTTAAATGCCCCGTCACCAGTGACCAGCGTTTCCGTGATCGACCGCTTTATCAGTTCGCAGAAGTCGTTTTCCTGTGCGATCTGCTGCCAGAGCAGCTTTTGCGATTCGGACGGGAACTGCACCTCCTGCAAGTCGGCGGCGATCAGACCGGAAAGCATATTCACCATGGTCTGGGGCAAGCCGGTGTGTATCTTCCGGATTTCCATGCCGTAGGTGGGAACGCTGCCCCAGAAAGAATGGGACGCACCGCCGATCTGCCGGTACGCCTGTGCCAATTCCCAGCTGTCGCCCCGATACCAGAGCCGGTTGACCGCAATGTTGGTTTCAAAGCTGAGGGATTCCTCTATGGCGATCTCCCGTCTTGCCGCCGGATATAGTTTTAACAGCCCTGACAGCTTGCCTGCCAGAAACGAACGGAATCGGTCAAGCATCTGAAATCACCTCCTGTATTGCCTTATAGTTTCCAATGTACTGCTTGTACGGCAGCCACGCATACTGACACCCGTTAATGCTGTGGTCGTGTCCGTCCTCCGGCTGCCCCTTTTCGTCATAGCTGTAGGTGTTCATCTCTGCGATGTAGTCCTTGCAGGTGTCCACCACCAGAAAGTCCCCCGTTTTCAGCCAGCTCTGCTGCAACTGGATCCGAGTGATGATCTTCGTCTTTTTCCATGCACCTGCAAAGTCGTAGATGCAGCCGGTCTTGCGTTTGAACTTCTGTGCCTCTTGTATGGTGCCGGCATCTGCGGAATCGATGTAGATCGTTCTTGCAAAGCCGTACCGGCACTTCACCTGTTCGGCGAACCGGTTCAACAGCGGTATCACGTCAGACGGTGCAAAGGGGTTTGACTTGTCCCGATTGTTGTGGGTTTCCTCCATGAGCAGGATACACTTCCGGTCTGCGGTAATGCCCACCGCCTCAAAGGTCAGCCGGTCGTGGGACTTTCGGGAATAGGACGTATCACAGCCGATGGAGTAGTACAGAAAGCGATGCCCTGCCGCCTGTGATGCCGTGATAATATGCCGCTGCTGCAAGTTAAAGACAAGCCCCGTGGCACGTCCACGCAGCCCCAGAATCTTGTTCTTGTACAGCTTGGTACCCTTGGGAGCAGCGTCCATTTTTCGCTGAATGTCCGCCTCTGTCAGACTGAGGTTGTCCCGAAACGAAAAGAACCAGTACCGCCAGCCGGTGACCGGTTCTTCCGTCAGTTCCCGAAGAATTTCCTCCGGCACATCGGCGGCGTACTTGGCACAGGGACGGGAACGGTTCACGAACTCCCGATACACCGGCAAAGACGGATCGTCAGGGTTCAGCGTTGCCAGCAGGTAATCGTTTCGGGTAGAGATCTCCCGCACAAAGTCGATGTCGGCGGTGTTGATCTCGTCAATGTACACGCAGCCGAACTGCGAACCGAGGACGTTTTCCCACTTGTCCTTGTTGTCATAGCCCAGCACATAGATCAGCTTGCCCTCAAACTTGATGTGAGGCAGCTTGTTGTTCCGGTCGCCGTTGCCGCAGTAGACGGCGTTCCGGTGCAGGTCAAGGATCCCGTTTTCCTGCTGAATGATGTTCTTCTCGGCGATGCCGGTGGTCTTGGCAGCGATAATGTGCAGCCGTTTCGGACTGGCGGAAACCATGTACATGAACTTCACACCGGCACCGACGGTGGTCTTTCCGGAAGCGGTCGTCCCCTCCAGAAACTCTGCGGTCACGCCTTGGACAGAACGGATAAAGTCCCTGTACTTCCGGGACAGAGGGAATTTATGTGCTGTCAAGGTCATCACCGCCCAGCTGGGAGAGAATGTCGGAAAGTTTTTCGGAGGGCTTGACTTCCACACCGGCTTCCTGCTTGGTGGTGTACCCGTACTTCGACATCCACAGCCCTGCAAGCTGTGTCGGAATCGCCCCCACTTCAAATTTTTCCCGTGCGTCCGTTTCGCATTCCTCACGCATACGCGTAACGATGTCAGTAAACCGCTTGCTCTCTCCGTAGTTTTCATAAAACGACTGTCGGGAGATGCCGACGTATACGCAGAACCCCTCAATGGTGTAAGTCACGCTGTGCTTTAGCTCCGCCGAAACAAACTCGCCGGTTTTGGAGTTGAACGCATGAGTCAGCACAGGCTTGCTGTCGCAGTACGCTTTGTAAGTTTCCCATGCACTGTGCAATTCGTCCGGCGTTTTGAATTTTCTTGGTCGTCCCACGCGGTCACGCTCCTTTCAACGGCATACAAAAAACGCCGCAAGGAAATCCTCACGACGTTTTGCTTTTTTCGTCAGTATAAGTATAACACGGAATGCGGATTACTGCAAGTGAGATTCGGTGAGATTGTGTGAGGTTTTTTCCAGCATGGCAAGCCCCTCATGAAAAATCTTTCTCGTCACACCATAGTCCCGATGCACCACCAAACGGGAGATTTGCTTCAGACTGTTTCCCGTCAGCAGATGCGATTTCAATATGATCCGCATTTCCACTTCCTTTGCACCGCCGCCGGAAATGGCACGGTTGATCTCTTGCAAAATCCCCAGTTTCAGCTGATCTCGTTCCTGTTCCAGCTGCCCGATCTCCTCGTCGATCTCTGCGGCACGCAGCAGCTTCTGTTCCGTGCGGTTTTCGGCAGAACCGTGTGCGGCTCCGATGCTGTCGAACTGCACTGACTTTACAGACGTGCAGATTTCTTTGTCGATCTGGAGATCTCTTATCAGCTTGGGGATATCACGATAGCGTGTGATCTTTTCTTCGATGGTCATTGCATCTCCTCCAGTTCCGGCAGCCCTGCCTTCTGCCGCAGTTCATTGCACACCTGCCGCAGGTCAATGCTGTGCAGCGTCAGTGCCGCATAGTACGGCGTGAGCAGGTCACACTCGATCGACCGGAACTGTGCCAGATCGTTGTCGCTCCGGGTTCTGGCATAGCGTTCCAGTGCAGTGCGGTACCGGTTCATCTGCCCTCGCAGGATATGCTCTGCGATGCGGATGCAGCCGGTGTCGTCCTTGCAGCTGTCAGCACTGTTCCCGCCGTCCTTCTGGAACAGCGGGCAACTTATCACACAGTAGGTTTCGTAAACGCTGCCGCTCTGTTTCTGCTGGTGCTTTTCCGCAGTCCAGCCCTCGACCGGCACAAAGCGGCGTGACCAGCTGCATCCGGTTGACGCACTGGGCACGGCGTGCTTGCACCGCCAGCAGAGCGTGGCTTTCTTGATTTGCTTGTTTTCCATGTAGATCCACTCCTTTTGGATTTCATGCTCGGTTATGCTCGGTCAACGCTCGCGTGCGTTAGGCTTACGCTCGGCGTGCGTTAAAATGTCACAGTCGCATTCAGGACTGCCGCTGCTATCCAGTACACCGCCCGTCTGTAGTCCCTGTGCCACAGGCAAACTGCCGCTGCACCAGTGTCCAGCAGGATCATAGCGATCGGCAGTATCTGCGTGGCGTTGATCTTGGTCATGGCTTACTCCTCCTCACACCCGATGCACTCACGCACAATGCCGTATGCTTCGTTGATTTCGATCATTTCATTGCCGAGAACATCATCGCTGGAACCCCAAAATCCCCTCCTGATCTGTTTCAGCTGTTCCTCGGTGACCAGCACGCCGGGCTTGCCACGCAGCGTGTCAAACGCCGTCATGATCCGTGATGCCGTTTTCTTGTCCTCGCCGCAGATGAGATACACCTCGTCCTCAAACTGCCGCCTTGTTTCTTCGTCGATCATTGTCTACTCCTTTCCAACTCCACACAACCGGTCATACAGCTCCCGACACTTCGGGCAGCCGTCTTTCCGGTAATAGTCGCCGGTCAGCTGCACCTCCCGCAGAATCCGCATATCCTGTTGTGTGATCTTCCACCGCAGCCGGAACGCTTCGTATCCGCTGACGATCTCCGTCTTTTCCCGTTTCGCCTGCTGCCGGCTCACCGTCCCTGCCCGAAACTGGGCGTACAGCGACCGCAGGCAGAGGAACAGATACCGTTCCGGCACGTCCAGCCCGTCCGGCAGAGGGGCGTTCTTTGCCGCAAGGACTTCAATTTCTTTCTCAGTCATCGGCTCTGCCCTCTGTCAGATAGGTCACCAGCATGTGTGCGGCATCTTCCCAGCAGCGGCAGACCACACAGCAGCAGCCGTTCTCCCGCAGCCGTTCCAGCCACCACATCTGATTGGCGGACACCCTGCCCTTTTCCGTTTTCATCTCCAGATACAGCCCGTGATACACACCCCTCGCCACAGGCAGATGCAAGTCCGGCACACCGGATTTCACCCCCATGCGTTTCAGCCTTGCACCCTGCTGGGGCGTACACTTTCGCTCGTTGGGAATGTGGTACAGCAGTGCCAGCTGGGGAAACATCTTCCGGACGCTCGCCTGCTGAGACCAGCGGATCACCGCCTGCTGTATCTGGTCTTCTGTCATATTTGCCATTTTCTCACCTCATCATCAGCCGGTTCAGAATTTGCGATGCCTGCAGTTTCGTCAGCCCGTCGCAGTCCACCGGATACTTCCTGCACTTCTTCCGGATCAGCTCCACCTGCTTCTCGCTTGCCGGAGCCGTTCCCCACCGCTTGGCACGGGACAAGTCCCAGAGATACCGCTGGTCGGGATAGTCCGTCAGCAATTCCTGATACACCTTGTCGATTGCCTCCTGCATGGGCATTGCCCTGCCGCCGTACACCGTGTTCCCCAGTTCGTCCTGACAGGGAATCACCAGCTTTTTCCGGTCTTTCAGGCTGCACACCAGCCTGCCGTCCGGCATGCGGAAAAAGTGTATCCCTCGGGTGTCGTACTGCTGCTGTTTTGCCCAGAGCTCCACGATCTGCGTGTTCCGAATCCAGCTCTGAGGGCAGTCCGAAGCCAGTTCCGCCTTTTCCGGCAGTTCGAACAGCAAGCCCTCCACTTCCTTCTGCCGGCTCTGGGGAATCTGGGACAGGTCTACGCCCAGCAGCGTGGGTGCGGTGCAGAGGTGTGCCTTGCCTGTCACGCCCACGCAGTCCATGAGCGTCAGCTTGTCCTTGTCGGGGTGCAGCCGCAGCCCCCGTCCCACCATCTGGGCATACAGGCTGTCGGACTGGGTCGGTCTGGCGATGATGACCGTTTCCACCAGCGGCATATCCGTCCCCTCGGTGAACACCATGCAGTTCACCAGACAGGGAATCTCCCGTACCGTGAAACGCCGGATGATCTCGCTCCGGTTGGGCGTTTTTCCCGTGACGACCACTGCCCCGTCGATCCGCCTGGCGATCTGTTCCGCATGGCGGACGCTGGCGGCGAAGATCAGCGTTGCACCCTTGGCATATTTCCGGTACGCCTCTGCCACCGCATCTTCCGTACCTGCCATTGCCTCGTCCAGTTCCCCCGGTGCATAGTCCCCGTTGCGGGTGTGCACCTGCCGCAGGTCATAGCCGATGTCGATGCGGCGGCAGAAGATGTCACAGAGATAGCCCTGCGAAATGCCCCACCGCAGATCCCGCCGGAACACGATCTCGTCAAACACGTCGCTGAGCCGTGCCTTGTCAGAACGGTTCGGGGTTGCCGTGAACCCGATGATCTTGTGGGGCGTGAAGTAGTCCAGCACTTTCCGGTAGGTAGATGCTGCGGCGTGGTGTGCCTCGTCCACAATAATGGTGTGAAAGCGTTCCGGCTCGAACCGTTCCAGCCGGTGGACAAGGCTCTGCACGCTGGCGGAAACCACCTCGTCAGAGGGTCTGGAGGATTCCCCAGCCATTTCCACGCCGGTGCGGCAGCCGGTGTAATACCGCAGAGGCTGACGTACCAGTTCTTCCCGATGGGACAGCAGCAGCACGTCCCCGTGCCGCGGCAGGTGGGTAAAGGTCGCCGTCTTGCCCAGACCGGTCGCCATCTGCACCAGATACCGCCCGTCCGGCTTGCGTTCCAAAATGTCGATACACTCCTGTTGATAAGGTCTTAACTGCATAAGCATTTTCCTTTCTGTTATAGGCTCCCCTAAAGGGCACCCTTTGTATAATAGGCTCCTCTTTAGGGCACCCGCAGGGCGTGCCTTGTGCTGAGCTGGCAGCCGCAGGTGACTGAGGGGTACTTCCGTGAAGCCCATCACATTAAGCAAAAGATTCCACGAAAACCCCTCCACCAGCTTCGCTGGTCCCCCTCCCCTTTCAGGGGAGGCATTTTTTTGAAAAGTTTTAAAAGTTACAATATCTATCACTGTGGGGATTGCGGAACACTGTGGGGATACACCCCCACAAGAAAAACCACGCAATTTCCAGTCAAAAATGGTTGTTGTGGGGCTGTGGGGCTAATTCGCACATTTTCCTATATAGAAAAAATATTTTTCCGGTTCAGAATATCTGAAAATAAAATCGTGTATATATGGGGGAAAACAGCCCCACAACCCCACACGCCCATAACTGCGTACTTTTTTAACACATTTCGCCCCCACAAGCAGCCCCACGCCATTGCAAAATCACCCCACATTCAAAGCAATTCCGTTTCGGACACGTCCCGAACATCGGTTTCGTCCCCGTTATCCTGATGCAGCCGCATCACAACACACTCAGTATTGATTCCGTGAATCCGTTTCCCTCGTGTTAAGTTCTTCTTTCTCGTCAAAATCAGCCCTTTCGCCTTGAGCCAGCTCAGCAGTGCACGGCTGTCATAGCCGGCTTCCTGTGCTGCCCTGCGGAACACGCTGCTGTTGATGTACGCCCAGCCGGATTCGATCCTGCCGAACACTTCGCCGCTGAGGGTGGGCAGCGGTGTGCTGTCCTGCATCATGCGGCGTTCCACCTCGAACTTGTTGGCGTTCACCGCCACCCAGTCGCACATATACTGATAGCCACGCTCACCGGCGGAAACGCTGGCTTTGGTCTGCAAAAACGCTGCGATCTCGTCCGCCGTCAGGCACTTCCCCGTATGAAACACGATCTCGTCCGCCAGCTTGTCCGCCGCCAGAATCGCCGCCGCTGCCATTGCCTGTTTCTCCGTAGTGTCCCGTGTGGACAATGCCCGAAACTGCTGGGTGTAGTACGCCTTTGCCGCCTCGATACGCTCCGGTGTCAGTCCCTCGACAAATGCCTTTCCGGCGTGTCCGAAGTGCTGCTTCACCGCTGCCGAAACGGAAACGCCGTCCTGCACCACCGATTCTGCGGCACGGCACTCGATGTCAATGACACGGTTCACCGCACCGGCTCCGGCTCCGCTCTGGACAATGGGAGATTCGCCCGTGGTCAGAATGCACAGCGACCATGTGGGTGTGCGGTCAATGCCGCCTGCCTTGTTGCCCCGTCCTCTGCCCACGCCCTGTGCCAGCTGGTACACGTCGAACCGGCTCTTGCCGTGGCTGTCCTTGGAAAGCTGCAATTCGTCGATGCACAGGGGAATGTTGTGGAGAAAGCCGGCAGTGCGTTCGTGGCTCACCTGGGTGGCGTTGAACGTCTGCACATACCGTCCCAGCATGGGATCCCCCCAGACGCTCGCCGCAAGCATCAGCCCCACGGTCTTGCCCGTGCCGGATTCCACACCCCAGAGGTGCACGAAAAACGGCAGTGCCCCGATATGTCCCAGCAGCACACTGGCAAAGGAAGCCGCCAGTAAAATCTGTGCCGTGCGGCTCTCCTGCCGGCAGCGAACAGCGGTTTCCCGCCACACGTCATAGCTGCCCTGGGGACGGATCGCCCGATACATCTCGCTGTAGTTGCTCTCACCGTCAAAGGTCAGGTCTGGCTGGTACGGGGAAAATACGTTGTCGTCCCCCACATACCCCAGCCGTCCCACGCTGTTTCGCTCCGGCAGAATGTCATAGTTCCGGTTTTCGATGTAGCACAGGTATTTCACCAGTGCCTTGGCGTTTTCCGAGGTCACTGCCACGCCGATAGAGGACAGCTGCGTCACCTTGTTCGCCACAAACAGCACGTCCTTGCCGTAGACCGCATACCGCCACCGTCTGCCCTTGCAGAAAGCGATCTTCAGCTTTTCCTCGCCGGTGTCGATATTGATGAGCCGTTCCACCGGCATGATCGGGTGCGGGCAGGCGATGATGGGCATGCCCTCCATGTTCTGCTGCACGCCGTCCTCGCCGCACGTCCACTCGCCGCCGTCCAGTTCCAGGGGCTGGTTCGGGAACGCCGTGGGGTTCTGCATATTGGGATCGCCGCCCACGTTCATATACCGCTGTGCCTTGGCGTAGTTCTTGTACACGCTCTGGAACTTGGTGAAGCCCACAGCGTTGGCATTGTACGCCAGCTGTTCCAGCCGCTGGGCTTTCTGGAATGCCCCCTTTGTCTGGAACGCCTCCCGATATGGTTCTTCCGTGCTGAGGAAGTCCTCCCGCGTGTACCACAGCCGCAGCGTCAGGCGGTGCTCGGCGATGTATGCCGCAAGCCCCTGCACGGTCAGCCGATAGCAGCGGTCGAAGATGTCCTTTTTCCCCTTGTCAATGGCGGACTGCCGCAGTGCAGCGATCGCCCCGTTGATCTTCTGGGAATCATCCCCGTTCAACAGCACGATGTCCGACAGCACCTCTGTCACCGCTTCGGCAGTGCCGCAGGAAAAGTTCTGGTACTTCTCCTTCTGCTTTTGAATGTAGGTCAGCATCTCGCTGTCCATGGCATCACTTCCTTTGATTTTGTACAATCCTGTATCGCCCTTTCTTGGTGAGGATAGGGACGAATGCCGCCGATTTTTTTCGGGTGTCCTTTGTATTACAGCCTCCCCTAAAGGGGGCGGCTTTTTCAGGCACCTTTTCAGAGGCGGCTGCAATGTCCCTCCATAAATAGGCTCTCAGAGGGGGAAAGTTGCACGCCGACGTACAACTATGAACTCGAATTTACAGGATATACGGTATAAGTTTACATTTCCGGTCAGAATGGGTCGCCGTCGGAGAGAAGTTCCTCATAGTCCGAGAGATTTCCCACGGCTGCCTGCGGTGGCGGAGAACCTGCCGGCTGGGGCAGATTCTGGGGCATGGGCATCACGAACTCACACACCAGCTTTTTCAGGTCTTTGCCGTTCCACTGCTCCACCTTGATCTTTCCCACGCACAGCACGGTGTCCCCTTTCCGGAGATGCTGTGCGGCTCTGGCGACGCTGTGCCAGCACTCACAGTTGCACCACACGGCATCAGCTTTCCGGTTCACGTCCGGCGACGGCTTTTCGCCTACCTTTACCCCGAACGTGGTCAGACTGCTGCCGTTCTGCCCCACGGTCTTGTACACGGCATCTTTCGGCAGTGTGCCGCACACCATAACACTGCCGTCTTTAAACGCTGTCTGCATGGCTCTGCTCCCCTTTCAGTTTCTCGTTGACGGCATCGGTCTTGCCGGTGTCGGCGACAGCATCAAACCAGTCTGCCGGTCGGGTGCTGCCGTCCTTGATAGAGTTGTAGATGCCGATGCACTCCACCAGTTCTTCCATGGTCATGCGGGACACGTCATGCCCCATACGCTTTTCCAGCATCTCCCGACGGACACTCAGCTTTTTGAATGCCGCCACCATGTTCTGGATACGGTCTTCCAGCGGCACGTCTGCGTTTCCGGCAAGCGTCTTGCGGCACTGTTCCACAGCGGCTTCGATGATGTCCGGCGGCAGAATTGCCAGAATCCTTGCACGCAGCCGCCGCCCTGCCATGTTGGCGTTGTTCTCGTAAATGTCCCGCTGTGCCGTCAGTTTCTGGATGCCGTTCTTGGTGTCGCGGGTGTGATGCACCACAAACTGCTGGCTGGACATGACGTTGGTTTCCATGTCCCAGCAGTACGCCAGCATCTCCGATTCCCCGTCTTTCTGGGACAGTTCCTTGATGCCGAAATCCACGTTTCCCCAGCACCGTGCCGCTTCCTCCGCCAAACGAATGGACGGACCGCTGATGGTGCTGCCGCTGCGGGGATAGCTGTAGGTCGCCTTTTCCGCAAAGTTCCGGCGGGAACAAGCGGTCATCAGCTTTTCATAGGCGGTGATCTCGTCCCGCGGGAACCGCTTTGCGATCACCAACTTGCCCTGTGCCTCTGCCACCGCCTTGCTGGATTCGATCTCCACGGTGCCCTGATTGGTGTGGTCGTGCTTTTTCGGTGCGGCAAACGGGTTGCTTGCCAATGCATGATTTTCCATGTGTGATACTCCTTTACATCAGATCTCTTAGGGCGAATTTCGGCGGTGTCAGCGGCAGAATCTCCTCCGGATAGCCGCTGTAGATGCCGGTGCTTCTGCACTTCGCCAGTGTTTCCAAGTCCGCAGCCGCCTCCTGCTGTCCCAGTTGCAGGAACAACTCGTCCGCATAGTACACGGCTGCTGCATACGGCGGTTCTTTCTCCTGTGCGATAAACACGAAGTCCAGTCCGGACAGACCGTTTTTCCCCAGTCCGTGCAGATACCAGTACGCCTGCACAGGATAGCGGTACCGGTACGCCGCCTTCTGAAACGCCTCCGGAGAGGCATCTTGTGTGGTCTTGTAGTCCACGCAAAACCCGTCACGCAGATAGTCGGGACGGCATTTGCAGCGGATTCCGGTGTGGGCATCGTCCCAGAAAAAGGACTGTTCCGCCCTGCCGCCGGTGAGCAGCTGTCTTGCAGTCTGGCAGTGGTGCAACGCCTCCGCCATGTCGGTGCAGAGCTGGTAGAGTTCCGGCGTGATGACCGTCTTTCCGGCGGCGGATTCCTGAAACGCCTGATACGCTTCCCTGCCGGCTCTGGTGCGGCGGTCGGTTTCCGGTGCGACGACGAATTCGTCTGCAAATCCGGACGGCTCCAGTATCATCTTGTGGACAGCCGAGCCGACCAGCAGTGCCGGTGTCTGCTCCGGCGGGTGGGCTTTGCGGTACTGCCAGTGCAGCGGCGAACGGTGTATCTGATCCAGATCAGACTTGGAGATCGCGGGGTCCGCGTGATATTCCCGATTGGTCATGTCAGAGCCTCTCCTTTCTTCCGCAGCAGCAGCCCGTCCACCAGTGCGTCCATGCAGTCCTCGCACAGCCACAGGTCGCTGTCATAGCACGGCAGGCAGACGAGTTCCTCTGTTTCCTGTTCACAGTCGTCGCACACCAGTACCTCCCGTTCTTCATCACGCGGGTGATACGGGCAGGCTTGCCCCATGCAGCCTGTTTCCGGCGGGCAGCCTACGCAGTCGTTGACGTGCTCGATCACAGTTTTAACCAAAATTCTTCACCTCTTTTTTTGCCAGATTACGGATTTCTTGCAAGAGGCTTTTTACATCACAGGAGACATGCTCAAATGTTTCGATTCCTCCGAATTCGATTGGGATCAGCTCTTTGTTGTAATATTTTCCTCTGAAGTTTTTGTAAGATGCACGGAACACGAAGTGCTCCGTCGCTCTGTCTCCGACGTATCCCCATCCATCCGGATAGATTTGCAACTCAATTTCGGAAACGTGCGGCGAAATGCTAACAAACACCTGCATTTTGGTTTCCTGTGATTCGTTGATAATCATCGCCAGACGTGTGATTTCCTGCACGGAATCAATGATTTTGTTCTTATCCACGCTTGCGCACCTCCTCTGCTTCGGCATCTTCTTTCGACTTTTGCTCTGCCGCTTTCTCCCACATGACCTCGTTCTCGTATCCGAAAAAAATGTCCCGCATCATCTGGAACCAGTTTTCGTCGGACACCACATCATCTCTGCGAATGCTCAGTGCCTGCATCTTCTTTACTTCACTGTTTTTCATCTTGACTTTTCCTTTCCGCCGTGGTATAATATACCTGTTATTTTTTTGCTTTTATGCTTCGTTTCCGTGCTGGTTGCCGCCGGTGCAGGGGTTTTCTTTGTGCTGCCGCCAGCCGCTGTGCCGCACGCCGTCATACGCCGCAGCCTCTTCCAGTGCGATGCGGATATGCTTCAGACGGGCGGTCAGCTCCGTTCCCTGCTGATTCAGATAGCGGATGTACTCCTGCAATGTGTCCTGTTCCTGCTGTACCTGCTCCTGTACCTGATTTTCTGCGGTCTGTGCCTTGACAGTACCTACTTCTGCGGTCTTTTCCTGTTCTGCCATTGTCTTTTCCTCCTTGGCTTTTCTGCGTTCTTCTTCGCTCATTGCGACATACTTCCCGTAGGAAACTCCCAGTTCTGCGGCTGCCCGTGCAGCTGCGGTCAGCGTGTTCCGTCCTGCCTTTGGCTTGTCGCCTTTGCAGTCCGGACACCGTTTTTGCCGTCCACCGCTGGGCAGAAACGGCTTGCCGCACACGATGCAGATCTTCTCAGTGGTTGGTCTTGCCATGGCTGCCTCCGATCGGCAGGAACAGCACGTCCTGCCAGTGCATGGTCAGTTCTACGTCGCCGTTCTCGTTCCGGTACGCCTCGCAGCACTTCAAGCTGGGGCGATGCTCCACGGTGTACTCTGTGTCGCCGTTGGGGTTGATGTGCTTTTGCTTGATCGTCATATGTCAGTCCTCCTCGTGTTACTTCGTCAGTTCCCGCAGCAGCTCGTCATACGCATCTCTGGCGTGCTCGTATGCCGTTCTGGCGGCGTTCCGCTTGTGTTCTGCTTCCTCCACACGTCTGGCGGTTGGCCACATGTCCTTGATAAGGCAGATGCCGCCAATCGTCCACAGGTCGGCGATGTCCTTCTTGCTCTGGACTGCCGGATGGTAGCAGTAGATGTAGTGGATCTCGCTGAACTCCGCCTCTGTGTACGGGCGGCTGGTCAGGCGGTCAAATTCGGATTGCAGCATTTAAGTTTCCTCCTTGTCTGACATATCAGCAATTGCAACCAGACTTGCTGCCATTTCCTGTAATGTAAGTTTCTTACTGGTCTTGCTGTTGTCCTCGACTACTTCAGCAACGTCCTTTGCAGCTTTAACATAGTTGCTGACCAGATCTTTTAAGGACACATTTTTTGCCTTAATCTGTACTTCTCTTGTGTGTGCAGCGGCGTTAATGTCGATGATGATCTCAATGTGTTTCTTCTGGGTTTCCATGATTAGTTTCCTCCTTGTTATCTTCCCGCAGGAAGTCGTATTTTCCGGTGGTGTCGTTTCGCACCTCTGCCGCAAAGGCGTGTACGCCCTTGCCGAACAGCATCCGGCACAGGTCATCAGTGGTGAACTGCATCTCCGGATTCACCCGGACTTCTCGTATGTTCGGGGTCATGTGATGCTCCTTTCTGTTTACGCTCTGCCTCTTACGATTTTTGCAGCTCAAACAAGTCGTTTGGCTTCGCGTCCAGTGCCGCACAGATGCTTCTGATGTATCCGACACTGATCGACTTGCGTCCGTTCATCATGTTGCTAAACTCTTGTGCAGTGAACCCAGACCGTTCTGCAACATACTTCTGCTTCAAGCCCTTTTCTTCCATAATGCGTCTGATGTTATATACTACAATGTTCATACTGTTCACCTCACTTTGCATTGGATTTGTGGAAGTGCACTGATCTGCTCAATGCACCAGAAGCACCGGCACGGTGTATCGTGTAATCACGGGACGATATATAGCCGTGCAGCTACAGGTAATAAGCCGCCTGTGGTCGCTGCTGTACTAGGTCTGCGTCACGTTATCACAGCCTTGCCCACAGCTGGACTGGCGGGGCGTCCGGAAGTTGCACCCGGCTGATACTCGTCGCCCCATCTGCGGCAGTATTGCCAGTACTGCCGCATGGATAAGAAAGGAGGTATTCGCTACAATGGCGATTGAAGATTGAAGATGTTGGTAAGCGGTTTTGCGTCATGCTCAGGACAGCATGTGTCTTGTTATGCTGTGTACCACGGATTATTTGGAATATTGCAAGTCGACATTGCCTTTCGGTACACTAAATCTGTCCATCTCATGTTTTTTATTCTCTTGCCGTCCTTGTTGGTGTAGTTCTCAAGCATATACTTCACAACTGCATTACAGTCGTAATGCTCAAAAATAATTGCCTGCTTGCCAAAACGCTTGCTATCCGCTTTCAAAATAAACGTACCAGTTTCCGCTTTGTAAATTCTAAAATTTTTATACATTTTTCTCGCTCCTCCCTGATTATTCGCCAAGGACAACATATTGCAGACTGCATTCGCCGTCCGTGTCCTCTATCCGCTGTCTTGCCGCTTTTCGCATTTCCTCATAGCTGTTGTAGCAACCGATCTCTTCACCGAGATCAACACCGGTTTCATAGGTGTCGTATAGGATATAGGTTTTCATAACGCCTTTCCTTTCTACGTTGTTATATAACGATTGGTTTTTGCCAACTTGCACACAAGTATCATTTTCCCCTAGGGTCAGATACCTGATTCTCAGTATTTCTGAGAACGTAATTATTATATCACAGTTATGCTGAGAATGTCAATAGGAAAATACAGTATTTCTGAGAAAAAAGTATACAATGTTTGCAAAGTATTTTTGTGCAAAATTTACGTTTTTCTCAGTTTTACTGTACTTTTGTATTGACTATATCCTACGTTCGTGGTATAATATAAATACCATATTCTTAGGAGGTGCTTTATGAGTATTGGAAGCAGAATCAAAGAAAAACGAGAATCTATCGGCATGACACAGGAAGAACTGGCAGCGGAACTGGGCGTTTCAAAAGGTGCAATCGGCAACTATGAATCCGGTAATTCTTATCCGAAAATAGATAATATGATACAGCTGTTCAAGGCGTTAAAAACAGATGCAAACTACATATTTCAGGACGAAACCGTACAAAAAGAAGTAACGCTATCCTCAAAAGAGCAAACCGTTATCAAGAAATACAGAAAGCTGGACAACTACGGCATCGATGCAGTAGATGGTGTATTAGATGTTGAATATATCAGATGTACCAATCCTGCCCCTTCGCAATCTCAGCCCCACACATGGACGATCTGCTACAGCGAATACAAGGCATCTGCCGGAACAGGTGTAATGCTGGATTCCTACGAACGTATGGAACGGCTGGACGTACTGGATACGCCGGCAGCACGCCGTGCGGATTATGGGCTGATGATCTCGGGCAACAGCATGGAGCCGACATACCACGACGGAGATATTGTGCTGGTAGAACAGGCGGATTCCGTGGAAATCGGTGAGATCGGTATCTTCGTGGTAGACGGTGACGGTTATATCAAGAAATTCGGCGGTGATTGTCTGATCTCTCTAAATGACGACTACGCACCGATTCCCCTGCACGAGTACAATCATGTGAAGTGCTGCGGTAAGGTAATCGGCGTGGCACAGGTTGCGGAGTGAGGTGAAAAACGTGGGCATCTTCGGAAAAAAGAAAGCACTGATACAGCAGCTGCAAAATGCAGTTGCTTTACAAAACGCACAAATTGCACAGCTGCAAGAAAATAACGAGCATCTTAAACAAGAACTTGAAAGCCTTCGTTCTTCCATTCCAAAAGAACAGAAGGATTTCGAAATACTCGCTGAAAAGAGTAAAGCTTTAAAAGAGCAGATCGCTGATTCAGAAAAGAAACTGAATCAAACCAACGAACAAATCGCTCAAAAAGCGGATAAGTTAGATTCTACGGCATCAGAACTGCATACCCTATACAAAAGTCTGGAAGAAAAAGCAGGACAACTGCAGGCGTGTGTAGCGAAAATTCAAAAAGCTGAAGTGCTGTATTCGGCGTATAAATCGGCAAACCGTGCGTATATCAGGAGCAATGATACCGTACTGGAAGAAGTATATACTCCTGCCGATTTGATGCCGATCGTAGAAATCGAATTGAACTGCATGGGCGTAAAAGACCTGCGGAAACTTTACAATCACTATCAGAGTAGCATTCGGAAAACCTTCCAACGCTATGAAGGCAGATATACTACAAAATCGAACATTGCGATATATCAGCTTATGGTGATTGCGATGGAAGCCGAACTGCAAAACATTCTTCATGCGATTTCTTACGGAAAATTGGAAAGCTCCATTGAGCACGTAAAATCTATTATCAACCGCTATTATGAAATAGCAGTCGAAGGAAATCAGAGTATTGCACCGACAATGAAAAAATTTATTGCCGAAATCGAGGATCTGTTTATTGGGGTAGTAAAAGTGGAATACGAGTACTACGTCAAAAAAGAACAGATCAAGGAAGAACAACGGGCTTTGCGGGAACAAATGAAGCAAGAAGAAGAAGAACGAAAAGCACTGGAAGCGGAAAAGAAAAAAGTAGAAAAAGAAGAATCTAAATATGCAAATGAAATACAGCAGCTTAAAGAACGTGTACAAGATACAGCAGACGATTCTCAAACTAAAATCTTGCTGGAAAGAATCCAACAGCTACAAGAACAGCTGTCAGAAGTGCAAAAGAAAAAAGAAGATATTGTCAATCTGCAAAACGGAAAAGCCGGATACGTATACGTCATCAGCAATCTGGGAGCATTTGGTGATGATGTCTTTAAGGTCGGCATGACACGGCGACTGGAACCAATGGACAGAATCAAAGAACTTAGTAATGCAAGTGTTCCATTTTCCTTTGATGTCCACAGTTTTATTTTCTCAGATGATGCTGTTGGATTGGAAAAAATGCTCCACCAAGAACTAAATGATAAGCGTGTCAATAAAATCAATCTGCGAAAA